GCTAATGCGTTCACAACTGGTATTGCAATGACTACAACTAAGGCTGAAGGTCTTGGTAAAGATGACGTTACAGATGCGTTTAACCAGATGGCATTCAGCATCGAGAAAGTTACTGTAACTGCTCAATCACGTGCTTTGAAGGCAGAATACTCACTAGAACTAGCACAAGACTTGAAAGCAGTTCATGGTTTGGACGCTGAAACAGAATTGTCAAACATTCTGTCTACAGAGATTCTTTCTGAAATCAACCGTGAAGTTATCCGTACAATTTATTTGTCTGCTGTTGCAGGTGCTCAATATGGTACAACAACTACTGGTACATTCGACTTAGACACTGACTCTAACGGTCGTTGGTCTGTTGAACGTTTCAAAGGTTTGATTTTCCAAATTGAACGTGATGCAAACGTTATTGCAAAAGCAACTCGTAGAGGTAAAGGCAACGTGATGATTGTATCATCTGATGTTGCTTCTGCTATGGCAATGGCTGGTGTTCTTTCTTACACACCTGCTCTATCTGCTGACCTACAAGTTGACGATACAGGCAATACATTTGCTGGTATGTTGCATGGCCGTATCAAAGTATACATTGACCCATATTTCGGTGGTTATACATCTAACCAAGAATTGGTGACAATCGGTTACAAAGGTACATCTCCATACGATGCTGGTTTGTTCTACTGCCCATACGTTCCATTGCAAATGGTTCGTGCTGTTGACCAGTATACATTCCAACCAAAAATTGGATTCAAGACTCGTTACGGCATGGTATCAAACCCATTCGCACAAGGTATCAACGTTGGTAACGGCGGTTTGACACCACGTTCTAACCAGTACTATAGAATTTTCCAAGTGAAAAATCTTATGTAATATTGAATCACCGTAGAGTGACATTTAAAGACCACCTTCGGGTGGTCTTTTTTTGGCTCCTAAATAATATAGAGGAGATAAAATGACAGCACTAACTAGAAGTCCACAAAATACTAATCTATTACAACCTACAAAATTCTTATTGACATTCAATAGAATTGGAACTGTACAGTATTTTTGCCAATCTGTAAACATTCCGTCTATAAAGTTGGGTGAAGTTATTCGTGCTACTCCATTTTTGGACATGTATTCACCTGGTACCAAATTAGACTATAGTTTATTGGATATTGAATTTATTGTTGATGAAGAATTGGAAACTTGGAAAAATTTATACAATTGGTTCATAACAATTGCCGATCCAAATGGTTTCGAAAAAAGAACTTTCAAACAAGAATTACAAAGAAGTGAACATTTTTCTGATGCCACTTTAACCGTATTAAGTTCTTTGAATAATCCTATATTAAGAATTCAATTCAGAAATTTATTCCCAATAAGTATGGGTGATATTAATTTTGATACTAAATCATCTGCTGATAATATTGTAACTGTCTCTGCTTCTTTTAGGTATGAATCATATTCTTACTTGACAATATAATAATAAAATGTTATAATGTAACTTTATTACCACTTTATATAATTATGGAAAATCTTGAACAAATATTAAAATACTGGGACACAGATTCAAATATGGATCAAACAGAACCCAGCAAAGAACTATTGAAGATACCTGTCTTGCACAGTAAGTATCTAAACATTCTAACCAAACATAAGATTGCATCAAAGAAAGCTCACTTTGATTATCTACGTATGCGTAAGATTAAATGGGAATACTTTACTGGTAAAATGTCCAAAGAAGAACTGGATGAATACGGATGGGAACCATTTCAGTTTGCATTGAAATCTGACATCAATACATACTTAGAAGCTGACGGTGATTTAATTAAACTGTTAGAAAAGAAAGTCTACCACGAAGAAGCCATATCGGTTGTTGAATCTATTATGTCTGAACTTAAACAAAGAACGTGGCAGTTAAGAGATTTTATATCATGGGAAAAATTTGTAAACGGACAATAATATGAAGAAAGACCACGTATCTAGAAAACATACACCGTTGCCATTTGGTAAATATAAAGGGTTTTATCTAAAAGATGTACCAGATGAGTATTTGGATTGGGCAGCTAGGCATTGGGTAGATAAACAATATAGACCCATATTAACTCTAGTGGTCGAAGAACTTACCGATAGGCATTTTGAAAAAAGAAAAAAGAAAAATGTCTGATATTGATATTACCATTGTTAAAAAAGATGAGGTGTATGCCAAAATAACTTGTGAACGTGATGTTGCGAGAGAGTTATCGGAATACTTTACGTTCTTTGTACCTGGACACCAATTTGTTCCAGCCTTCCGAAATAAAATTTGGGACGGCAAGATACGCCTTTTCAATCTACAGACACAACAGTTATATCTTGGACTTACCAGTTACTTACAAGAGTTTGCAGATGAACGCCAATACTTTATTGATTGGGGTGATATCAAATTACAAGACGAGTACTCCATATATCACTTCAACAAGTTTGTGGATCCATTAAATCTGCACTCACAAGGCAAACCAATTCAGGTCAGAGACCATCAACGCAATGCTTTCATTCATGCGATACAACATCGTAGAGCATTATTGTTGTCTCCAACAGCATCAGGTAAGTCCTTAATCATTTATTTACTGTTCAGACAACTACTAGACTATCAGAATCTCAAAGGCCTTATAATCGTTCCTACGACTTCCTTGGTGGAACAACTGTATTCCGACTTTGCAGACTATTCATCACACAATGGTTTTCTGGTTGAAGATGCAGTACATAGAATCTATCAAGGCAAAGATAAAGTATCTGATAAACCATTAATTATTTCCACATGGCAGTCATTATATACGATGCCAGCCAGTTACTTTGAACAATTTGATTATGTAATTGGTGACGAAGCACATCTGTTCAAAGCACAGTCCCTTACAACCATAATGACTTCAGCCAATAAAACAAAATATAGAATTGGATTAACTGGTACTTTAGACGGCACCAAAACACATAAACTGGTACTTGAAGGTCTATTTGGTGCAGTAGAAAAAGTTATCACCACAAAAGAATTGATTGATAACAAACAACTATCAGACTTTCAAATCAAATGCCTTGTATTACGACATTCAGATGAAGTTGTTGAACGAATGAAGTCCGCAACATATCAAGAAGAAATAGAATACTTAATTTCAAATGAAAATAGAAATAGGTTCATTAGAAACCTTGCGATTAGTTTAGGTACTAATACACTTATATTATATCAAATGGTTGAAAAACATGGGCAAATCCTTTATAAAGATATATTAGAAAAGGCCAATGGCCGTAAAGTATTTTTCATACATGGTGGTGTAGAAACACAAGAACGAGAAGATGTTCGTAGAATAATGGAGACCGAAAATGATGCTATCGTTGTCGCTTCTTTTGGTACTTTTAGTACAGGTATTAATATTCGTAATTTGCACAATATTATTTTTGCTTCTCCTTCTAAAAGTAGAGTCCGTAATCTTCAATCTATTGGACGAGGATTAAGGCAGAGTGAAGGCAAAGAAATAGCCACCTTGTACGATATTGCGGATGATATGAGACATAAAAAACATATGAACTTTACGCTCCAGCACTTTGTGGAAAGAGTAAAGATATATAATGAGGAGAAGTTCTCTTTTAAGATTTACAACATAGGACTTAAAGATGGAAAATGAAGTAAAGATTGTTAGATTCAAAGATGGCATGGATGTTATTTGTTTCTTTGACAACCTAAATGCAGAGGTTGTAGATATTATAGAGCCTATGATGTTTGAGGTAAGAAACATGAATTTGGTAATGCAACAATGGCTACCAATTGCCATGATTAAAGAAAATCGTGCTTCTGTTAAATGGGAAGATATTCTTTGTGTTATGGAACCAAGTGATGACTTTAAGGAGTATTTCCACACTACCGTGGAGAAAGTAAATGCCTCAATAGAGAAAAAGAAGAACGCTTCTACTGAAGAAGAAAAGGAATATATGCTGGAAGTTATGAGTGCTATGGATGAAATGGATACTACAAAGAACTTAAAACTACACTAAACATCATGGGGGCTACATACGAACTATAACATTTGTCAAGCCCTTTGTCAACAACTTTTTATGGTACATTTGAATGAGTAAAGCTAAACATTATATTAACAATCAAGATTTTCTAAAGGCCTTAACGGATTACAAGGCATCCTGTGCATTTGCCGAAAAAGAAAATACACCAAAACCTAAGATACCAAATTACATCGGTGAATGCTGGATGAAGATTGCGGAAGGTTTATCTCACAAACCAAACTTTATCAACTACAGTTACCGAGATGAAATGATTTCGGATGGTATTGAGAACTGTCTTATGTACTTTGAAAACTTTGATGAAACAAAATCTTCCAACCCATTTGCATACTTTACACAGATAATTTACTTTGCATTCCTACGCCGAATACAAAAAGAAAAAAAACAACTATACGTCAAGTATAAGGCCACAGAGATGTATGGTATTCTGGATGAATTTGAAATGATGGAATCCGAAGATGGTTCTACAAGGCAGTTTGAACTCTATGACAATATTGCCGAGTTTATTGAAACATACGAAGATGCCAGAACATCAAAGAAGGCCGAGAAGGACGCCTTGAAAAAACCAAAAGGACTTGAAAAATTTATTGAGGAGTGATTATGAGAGTAGGATTTACTTGTTCCACATTTGATTTGTTCCATGCAGGTCATGTGATGATGTTAAAAGAGGCAAAGACTCAATGTGACCATTTAATTGTTGGATTACAAATGGATCCTACGATTGATAGGCCTGGTGTTAAAAACAAACCTGTACAAACAGTATTGGAAAGATTCATACAGGTACAGGCCTGTAAGTTCGTTGATGAAATTATACCATATGCCACTGAAAAAGAATTGATGGACATATTGACTTCTTATCCAATTGATGTTAGAATCGTTGGTGAAGAATATAGAGATAAACAATTCACTGGGTATAATTTACCGATATCTGTATATTTCAATAGTAGGCAACATAGTTTTAGTACTACTGAATTACGTCAACGTGTTTTAGATATTGAAAAGGCAAAATGAAAGTAGCAATAATTACCGACCAACATTTTG